CGTAACAGATGAAAGAAAAGGTTCTTTCACAAGTCCTTTCAACGGCAGTTACAAAGAACTTACAGACAGCGAAATCTTGGACTTACTCCTAACCAAGTAACCGCAAGAATTAGCCCCCCTATCCAAGGGGGGCTTTTTCTTTTTCTAAGACACACCGCACAAAAGCTTCCCTTTAATCTTGCAAAGTGCAGGAAAGTAATCTATTCTTTCGGTAGTGGGAAACCAAGTACCACACTAGGGAGAAAACAAATGAAACTAGCAATTAAACTAACCGCAGAAGGAAACGCTTCTATCATTGACCTAACGGCAGATAGTAACGAACTACTAACACTTCAAATGGCGGTAGGGGGTCTTATTGAAGCAAAGACTCTTGAAAGTGGTTACACACTTATTATGAATGAAGAAGGAAAGTTGCAAGGTCTTCCAGTAAATTCAAGAGCAACTGAAATTTGGTTGGCTAACTTTCCAAACTTTCCTGATGTAATTCTCGGTGATGTAGTTATTGCAGGGGGTTATGATGATGAAGGTGAGCAACTAGGTCTTGACTCTGATTATGCTAACCGCTTATTGAAACTCTTTGCACAAGCATAAGAACTAAAGCAAAGAACCCCCGACCTAAAAGGAAGGGGGTTTTTTGTTGTCTTTATTTAGGGAAGAACTCCAACACTTTCACCTTGAAAGAGATAAGCCAAAATTTCTTCATCAAAGCAACCGCACTCATCAAGTCCTTTAGACTTTCTGAAAGCGTTAATTGCTTCTACTGATCCTTCTTCTAGACGACCAAACTTATCGTTCATTACTGAACTGAAACCCAAATCATTCAAACGCAGTTGAACTGTCTTGACTGACTCGGAGTTTCCTTCATAAGCATTTACTTTTAATGCAGAAAGATAAACATACTTATCAGGGTTAGCTTGGAAAGTTGGGACTTTCTTCTCTTTCTTTGACTCTTCTTTAATCGCTACTGGCTCAGACTCAACGGCGAGCGCTTGCTCATTAGTTGAAGGCATTAGAGAACCAAGCAACGGCATAAGGTTTTCTTGCTCGCTCATAGTCTCACTTCTTTTCTGTGGGGAATTTGCTAAGCCACTCTTTGTACTTAGCGTAGTGCTTTCCACTAGTACTAGTATAAGCGTCTTTACCTATGTGCCATGATGTCCAGTCTCTTCCACCATCGCTCATATGCATAGCAATTTGAGCGTTCTTTATTGGATTAAACAAGTCCGCATTATGCTCTAAATCAAACTTGATTCGTCTATCTTCTCCAAGACTATCCACCATATTGATTTGGAATATGCCATAAGAGTTATCGCCAGTTAGTTTATTGCCATTAAAGGCAAGGGGTCTGCCATTGCTTTCCTTCTTGGCTATTGCCCAAGCTTCTTTCAGGTCTTGACCTTTAAAGCCAACTGCTTCTAGTAACCACACCAACTCGATGTCGGTAAGGCTTGTCTTGTTTTCAAAGTAAGAGAAAGGCTTAGTCTTCTTGACTGGCTCTGACTCAACTGCTGGTCTTGCTTCTGTTGCCACTTGCTCTGTTGCGACAACCTCTTGGACTTTGCTCTCTACTGCTACTGCAACCGCTCCTGATGATAGAACTATCAAGAGTGATAGTAGTGCCAACACCCTTTCGGGTAAGTTTAGAGATGGGTTCATTTGGTTTTTCCTTTGTTAGGTTACGGGGACAGGGCTGGGGACTTCACCAACCCGACCATCGCCTCTTAGGGGATAGCCTTACTTCAAGTGTCTAATTCGTATATCTCCTTGTGTCGTTAACTTTCTGTTCATAAACTCTAGCATAAATGCAGGTAGGTCTCCTCGTCAAATCCATATCAAGCGTGGCTCATAAATATTTTTTACGCTTAAAATCCCTGCTAAGCGTGCTAAACCTATCTAAAACCCTAAATGCCCCAAAAAAAGTGCAGGAAGGACTGTTTTAAGCCCTTCCCGCCACCTTGAGAGACTTGCGAGCGCCTAGCGTCTTTCCCTTGCTGAAAGGGTTGCAAGAGCGATAGAACTCAGTCCAAGAGACAAGGCAAGACTGTCTCCCCCTGAACTGTTCTGAAGCCCAGCAAATATCGAGCCAACTGCCAGCACCATAGAGATAACCGCAGTCCAAACCACTCTTTTTAGATCCATTTACTTTTTTCTCCTCTTCTTAGTAGTTGTTGTCTTTGCCTGTGCTTTCTTTCCAGTAGGGCTAGTTCTGCCTACCAACCTTGCTGAAGGGTCTCTGACCTCTACCCCATTGGAGTAGATAGCCTTTCTTGCAGTTCGGTAAGCAACGCCCAATTCCTTAGCGACTGCTTCAATAGCCAGCCCATTCTCGTAAAGCTTTACTGCTTCTTCTTGGATACTAGCGACTTTCATTTGTTAGTTCTTTCCTTTTCTGTCTAGAGATTTCCGCTTCAAGAAATCTAATCTTTTCGTTCTTTTGGTTGATGACTCGGTGCAACTGTCCCTGCGCTCTGATACCAACAACCATAACAAAGCAAGAACCTGCGAGCGCAATAATTATTGCCAGCATTGTTCCATTATCTAAAACCATATCTATCCCTCCTTCCTTGTATAAGCAAAAGTAAAGACTGAGAAACAACCAACCCAGTCGCCCCACCTTTTTCCAAAGTGAATGGACTTCCAGTTAGTAGCCACAATGTTGAGCCAAAGGGTATAGCGACCAACCCCAATAGTTATATGAGCCAAGTAAGTCGGTAGCCCAAAGCCAATATCAAACATCATCTTTCTACCCCCTGTAACTTCTAGGGTCTACTTGTTTAGACCCATCACAGAAACCGCACTCGTTAGCGTGGGCATAACCTAAAGCCCCAACTAAATTAGAAACTCCACAAGACCTCATCAACAAGCAAGCGAACTCTTGGTCGGTAAGTCCTGCCTGTGGGTCTTTCACTTCTTCACTCATTTTCCCCCCTTATATATAGTCTTTAGTAAATATGAAAGCAAACCCCGGACCATTACCTTCGGGGTCTTGGGATAGACATAGCCCTTCCCCATTATCAAACTCCAAGAAAGGAATTGGTTCGTGGTCTGAAATATCCCAACCCAACTCCTGCGCTTCTTCGGCAGTAGCATTTCTAACCTTTACAAGAGTCGCACCTACTAGCGACCCCCACTCCTTCTCTAGGTATTTCGTCAAGTCGCTCACGCACACGCCCCCTCTGTTGTCTCTGAGCAGTCATAGTCAAAACAACAATAACCTTTTACTTCTCCAAAAAAACTCATTACGGGAAAGTGTGTAGCAGTATCTCCGCACAACACACACTCGTTTTCCCCCTTCTTATGTAGAGAGTCGGTAGTCATACTAGAACCCCTTCTAATCCTTCATCATTTCCAAAGTCGGTAGGGCTTACCAAGTCCAACCACTCTCTGAATAGGTAAATCAAACCTTCTCGCTCTTGCTCTTTCTGTTCGTATAGTTCCTCATAAAGGTCATACGCTGAAAGTTCCGCATACTCTAAAAATTCTTCCATTGGATAGATAGGCATTTGCTCTCCCCCTTATGGATAAATCAGGTCTAGGCAGAATTGGTTCATCTGCTCTGTCGGAACTTTACACATTTCAGGTGTTGTAGCGTCCATAGCCCAAGCGAATAAAGCCAACAAGATAAGCCCAACCGCAATTCTGCGTCTAATAAACTTTGCTTCTGTTTTCACTTTGTCCCTGCTTCCTGTGACTCCCTTAGCCACTAGTAGAACTTTACCAAACTTTCCTGACTTTTTCTACTTTCCTGCTTTATCTGTCTTTCGGGCGTGTCCTGCTAAGGCTAGTAATTCCTGCGTGGTTCTTTGTGGGTAGTAGTAAGAGTGTCTATCTCTAAGTAGGGGTAACACAACCGCACTACTACTTTTCTTTTTTGAGGCGTGCTTGATGTGTCCTAGTGTTCCTAGTATCGCACTATCGGGTAAAAATTTCATATCTCTATTCTAGCAACTTTCCTGACTTTTTTCAAAGCTATTCGTAGTGAGTTCTTTTTCCCCCTTTATATGTAGCGGGAGAAAAAAATAACCCCCACCTTTCGGTGGGGGCATATTCTTTCTTAGAGTGCGCCTTCCTCTGCTAAACCTTTTTCTAGGTTTGAGAGTTCGGCAGGTGTCGCTTCTGATAAATCTACCCAGCCAGCACCTTCCTCATCTAAGCGAAAGATTTCTACATATCCCATTTGTAATCACCCCACCTTCATTAGTGCTTTGTATTGCTTTGTTCTCTTTATCTTAGTGCTTGTTGCCTTGTCTTGTAAAGCAAACTGAAAACGCC